GTGGTTCGCCAAGGTTGGATCATCCGTTGCCGCTTCTGAATTCCAACAGGTATTTCCAGCCGTTGAAGGACACGTCATTAGCGAAGGGAATAGCGTTGATGAGGCCACTCTCGATCATGTTGTGCAGGTTGGCCCTGCACATGACAATTTAGTCAGAGAAGTGCACATGCATGCCAAGGAGGACCGTGAAATCGCGGGTCGTGGCGGTGGTACTGATCAGTTTAAGGAAGTTGCGTTCGTCAATCCTCACGTGCACAAGCGTTCCGATACAGCCACGTACTTCCATTCGGTGGAGAAGCGATTAAAGACTCGCACTGCTGCCAGCAATCTTGCCCGGATGAAAGCTTGCCCTCGTAAAGATTTGTGTGACGAGTATGACAGACTCGTTTTGAATCCACCCCAGTGGACTGCCTTAAAGTTTGAGCAATATTGTGAGCGCACCGTGCGCGAGTACTGTAGCAAGCGAGCTGAAAATGTGGTGTTGGACAAATTGAACTCACATGATCCTGATCGAACTGGTTCGGACATTCGAATCTCGCTTAAAGGACAAATCATCAAGAAAGATGAGAAGCGGGACAAGAAGGAGGCCATACCCGGCCAACTCATTCATGAGTATGACATCAAACAAACGCTCGGTGATGGCCCGTTTGCGTTATTCTTGGAGGATGAGATAATTTCAGCATTCCCGAGCAACTTTCTGTTTTATCGTCGAATGAATCCTGATGAGTTTATTGCCGCATATTCGAAAACTTGGAGAGTAGGCAATGGTGTCCACACTTCTGACGTCACGCGGTGGGATGTGGGCTGTGATGCTGGAGTCTTGAACTTTGACTTACACGTCATGATGAGATCTGGTTTTCCGGGCTGGTACATGGCCGAGTATGCCGAACGGCGCTTGAACGCTAGGAGCCAACACGGCCCCATGGGCACCATGCAAAATTCTGGTGACCGGTACACTTGGGCTTTGAACAGTTTGAGGCGAGCAGTTGTTGCCTCTCTGATCAACCATGTCACCGCTGAAGACACAGTTGCTATCAATGGTGACGACGAGGCAATTGATCGCTACTGCGTCTCAGATGAGTTTCCGGATTCTCCTTGGGAGTTCAAGAACTTGAATGGCGTGGTTGGGGAGTTCAGTGGTTTCACGTTAGGCGGGACCATCCCGGAATATTCTGCTCGCGGCATTCAGTACCGTACGATGATTCTTGAATCTCGTGACCCCACTGCCCAGAATAAGTGGCTCAATTATCTTGGGTTACTTAAGCATGCGGACCATTCAACAATTGAGGCCATGGATGTTGCCACCTCGGCACATGCACATATGCACACGGATCTGTTCCGTGAGGCGTTGCCTGAGGCCATGCGTGGTATGTTTCCTGACGTGTTTGTTGATGATTTGCTAACGTAGTGCTTTCATGTCCTTCGCGCTCGAAAATAGCGCCGTGCTTTGGCACAACTCACACTCATTTGGTTTGTACGTCTTCTCTTCACTTTGCTTTGCTTTTCTTTGATGATTTCCTG